AGCGGTGCGTTGACTTCCGGCAGTCCGAACCATTCAGCAACCTGAGACAACTCAGCCATACTCAATCCGGGTTCTGTGTTTCGAAGACGGCCCAGGCCCCGGTGGTTGGATCGCTGACCTGCACATCCACACGGTGTACAACGAACCTCTTAGTCGAAAGCAATCCAGTTCCGCCAAACGTGTCTCCATCACTGAATGCACTGTGGAATGGGATGTAAACAAATCTCAAACGTACCAACAAGCTGTATCCTGACGTACTGATGAGATAAAAAGGCCTGAGGAATATTTTCCCACCAATGAACGCAGAAGGACCGGAGAAGGCACGAAATGGAGAGGTCACACCAGCCACGACAGTGCCTTCGAAAAACCCCACCCCACTGATTCCCGTAGAAACGGGATCACTCCCGGTGCCTTTCATATACCCATTGGCGGTGACGTAGGGACTTCCTGAGCCTGCTATGGTAAAGACATGAAAGGCCTCAGAGATCGCCGCTGATCCTCGGGATGTGAGGACGACTGAGGCCATGCTGTTTGCCGGGTCTATAGGAATGACGTCGCCGATGTAGTATGGAACCCATCGCGGAGGACTCACCGGAGCAAAGATGAGAGCAAGACAGGTTCGCTCATCAGCGAAAATCTTCCAACTCGTACCGAAGCTAGTACGTACCGTCTGTATTCCGCTACCACTCACTTGCGACGTCGAAGGGAAGCCACCCGTACCGGTATCAATACCTGTCATGTCATGGAAGCCGCGAGTGTAAATGTTGCTGATGTCCTCCACCAAGCGAAAATACGAGCGCGCAATCGAAGATGCGCCGTTGCGCAAGACGATTTTGTTATTCGGCAAATCTACGAATGGTGCAGACCACCCGGCAGGAGGGATTTGTCCATACCCATCCACCAGAACAGCCTTGAGGAGCCTGACAAAATCACCCTGTGCACCGGTGAAAGAAGGTGCACCTGGATCAGCAGAAGAATAGATTCGGAAGGGCATACGTCAATCCAAGTTGAAAGTGAATCCGGCGGCGGGCGGAGCGGAGGGGTGGAGGGGTGGGCACCCGCCGCCGGAGCTGAAGAACCAGCAGCTCTTGCAAACTGCTGGGGTAGGTTGGTGGTAGAGAAGATCTCATCGTTCGCGTTCGACAACTGGCACTCCATTCAACGAAGCGCCGAAGGTGATCAGACTTCCAGTGTCTCGATATGCCACCCCATTCAGAGAGAAAGTAAAGGTGAGATCAGTCGGGATCGGAACGATCGGGGGAATCTCCAGAACTGACGAGACTCGAAAGAGGTTGTCAGAATGATCAAAAGAGAAGCTGGCGTGGAGGAACCGAACCTCCTGCGGTTCTCCGTAGAGATTCAGAGTGAATGCCCGCGTCCCGTTCTGGAGAGTGTCCTGAAAGAATGACCGGAAGGTATAGAACTGATCCTCAGTGAGGGTCCATTGGACCTCGGCTGTCTTTCGGAGGTCTTCGAACTGCCGACGGATCCGCTTTCTTCCACTCTCCATCTCTGTCACGTATTTCCGTGACGAAGAGGAAAGTCGGTGCCCCTCCAAGAGAGGAGCAGGCAACGAAGTTGGCCAGGTCGGTAGTGACATTCTGAGAGAATCTACTGTATTCCGGGGTTCAGAGCAAGTTCTCTCCTTAAGATCTCACCCATCGTCCAAGGGAAGTTGGTGTCTGTCCACCATTCACTGTGTCTCCAACTGGGCTTTTCGAACACCTGAACCGCTGAGCTCACGAAGTTTCGAGGACCAGTGAAGCCGAGAGAACCGTATCCGCACAGTCTCCCTAGAAGAGACAGCGCCAGCCTCAACGCCCGGTCTCTCCCGGCGATGTAGATTCGAACCCTGTTCAACCGCCCTCCACGCAACGCGGCAGCCAGTCCATTGCGCTCCATATCAGCATCACAGGCCGGACTGAACAGAATCACCTCATCAATCGGACACCAATCCAGCCGTTTAAGAGCATCTGTGATCACCGCTGCTCCATTGGAATGGCCTACCAGAGTGATTTTCCATCCCCGGTAGAATCCAATGGTTCGAATCAATCGGTTGACTCGCCGGCGCTGTCCTAGAAGCCTCGTGAGGGTAGGGAAAGAGAGGTACTCTACCTTCTCGGCTCGAGCTTGAGTCAGGAGATGCGTAGCGGTGACAGCCCTTCCAGTCCAGTTTGAGCTCCGGCCTGGGAAGGTCAAGATGCCATTGACGTAGATGAAGACTCGTCTCATTTCCCTAGAAAGTATCTGATCCAATAGGACACGATAGAAAGGATCAACGAGATGGCACCGGCCCATCCGACTGCCATCCAACGTATGGCTTCTCTCTGTCGCTCCAGAGCCTCTAGAATCTGTTGAAGTTCACTCTGCCTCTCAATCAACCCGATCTGGTGTCGACTAGAATCTCCGTAGATCTCTCTCCGGATGTCCTCAATCAATTGAATCAGACCCGGCCTGCCGGCGATTCGATCGCCCAGCAGGCACTCTCGAATCTCCTTGACATCCTTCTTCAGACTGATGACATCTTCTATGAGTCTCGTCTCAAAGTTCATGGAGTAAAATCAGAGGGGCGGTGATCTGCCAGAGTTCTTGGTCCAGCTTCTCAGCTTGGTATTCCCCCTCAAACCTCACCACCCAATTCGAGAGAGAGCTGTTCTTCGGATATCTGAGATCCAAAGTGAACCAAGCTACTCCTTGTCCAAGATCCGTCTCCCAAAAATCCTCGAAGGTTCTGAACTGTTCGTTCGTCAGAACCCAAACAGCCTGGATGACTGGATAAGGTCGATTGAACCGTTTTGAACGAAGGATGATCGGAGCTTCTTCAGAGCTGACCAGATTTTGGTAGAACGGCTCCCCATGGTAATCCAACCGGGGGGCCGGTAGCTCAGCAGGCCAAGAGTTGGTTGTAGTAACGTTCATGGCTTACCGTCTGAGGCGGTAGGTTGATTCTATCGCCCGCACAAAATCCCCTCGCCCATCTCGGATGTCCGAGCTGAGCTCCTGCTTCAATCGTTTGATCATCACTTCAATCACTCGCTTCTCTCCGATCTGGCGCTCTCGGACCTCAGCCTGAGCATCGGTGAAATTGTTCACGATCACCTGAACCGATCCGCCCATTGCCAGTCGGTCATTTGGAATTATAAACCCAGACTGGGAAGGTGTAAAGAGTTCCGGACCCCTCTCACCGACGAGATAGGTTCGATTCCTCTGGACCGGACCACCCATTGCCCGTTCGCCTGCAATCGTCATCGTCACTGACTGGATCGTTGAGACGATACTGGCGGTAGCCGAGATGATTTGGGCCATGGCAGCCAGGTTAGCAGGGAAGGGCAGCACCAGCGCCTGAGCTATGCCTTGCTGGATTTTGATGATGGCGTCCGCTAAGGCGAAAGCCTTAGAGACAGCAAACATCGCCTCGTAGATGCCAACCTGTTCATCTGCAAACCATTCCAACGCATTCGCCAACTCTCCGAAGGCGCTCTCGTACTGTTTGATCAGCAAGACGCTCTGGGCAAGGGTCAGTTCCTTCAGTCGCTCGTTGTAGGCTTTAATCGCCTCTTCCTTGCGCTTTTGGATCTCCTCGGTCAGCTCAACCTCTTGTTCACCTAGCTGCCTCAGAATATCGAGTTTTGCCTTGGTCTGCTCGATCTCCTCTTGGAACTGGCGAATCCGAAAGACTTCAGGGCCTAGAAGCTCCAATGCCGAAGCACCTCGAGTCATTCCACCAACCGGAATGTTGGCAGCACGCAGCATCTCAGCCGCCTCCTCTGTATTGACATTCCCACCCGACTCGAACGTGATTCGCTCCATCAACTCCCTCAGGTTCGGTGCCACAGGCCGCTGCGACATCTTCGGAACTCCTAGGAGGTTCAACAGTGCCTCAACCTTGCGGGAATTGATGACGGCCTGAACTGACATCCTCTGGAAGGATTCAGAGGCTTTATCCACTGCCTTGCTGACTTCCTCTGCTGCCTGGGCTACTCCTTGGAGCTGCTTCTTGGTGGTATTCATCAGCGCCTCTGTCTTCTTCTGGCGCTCTTCGAATGACGGGAAGAGCTTCAAGACCCGATCAGCATACTGCTCCCACTGCTGAGCCAAATCCCCCAAGGTCATCTTGGCCATCTCGGGGAAGGTCTTGAGCATCTGGTTCCACCCTTCTTTCAGGTCCTCCCAGTTCTTCCTCGAGTCTTGTTTGACACCCTGCCAAGCATCCGAGAAGGCTCCCAAGAATCTGTCTTTGAAGATCTCAAGATTCCGTTGCGCCTCAGAGAGATTGAACTTGATAAGGCTCTGGATTGATTTGAACAGGAACTCAAAAGACTTTGCTGCCTCGTAGATGGCGATGCCCAGGCGTTTGAGGATGTCTACCAGGAACATCCCCAGGGGCTTCATCACCGTCCACAATGAGACGAGCGTATCGGCGATGATAGTGGCGATGCTCCTCAGCACCGTCCACACCGTCATGAATCCCACTATCATCGCCTTGAAGACATCTATCACTGTCATCGCAGCGGCAGCTAGAGCCCCGGTCCGCTCTTCGAAATTAGAGATTTCATCCATCAACTCTTTCAACCGGTCAATCCATTCTCGCAAGACCGGTTCTAGCTCCTTCCCGATCTGAATAGCCAGGTCTTGGACTCGGTGCCAGAGAGTGGTAGCCTGGTCTATGAGAGAGGTCATCTGCTTCTGGGAGACTTCCTCTGTCACCCCTCCCATCTCTTTGATCCGGGCCGTGTATTCCTTGATCTTGTCCGAGGTGCCAATGATAGAAAGCATGGCGGACAGGGACCGATCTTGGAAGCCCATCATCTGGAGTACCAACCGCTTCTGCTCCGAAGAAGTCCCGGCCAAAACCCTTTCCATGTCACGGAGGATGTCCGCCAGACTCCGGACGTTGCCTGCCGCATCGAAGACCGATACTCCGAACTCCCGAAAGATCTGAGGAGCATTCAGAGCTGACCGTTGGAGGTCTCGAAGGATGATGGAGAACGCCTCACCGGCCTCCTCTGCCTTGATACCCTGGTCGGCGAAAGCGGCCAGAACAGCGATACCTTCCTGAAAGTCAACGTTGAAAGCCCGCATGGCCGCGCCGGCTTTGTTCGTGAGAGCTTTCGCGAACTGCTCTGTAGTGGCATCAGCCAGGGTGTTGGCGGCAGTGATTGCATCCGCGACCTTGGCCATATTCTTCATGTTCTCAATCGCATCCTTGGACTTCATGCCCAAGGCAGATTGAGCGTTGGCCAAGAGACTGGTGGCCCTCTCCATATTCATCACGCCTGCTGAAGCGAATCGAGCCACGATCGGAAGGGCCCTCATGGACTGTTCCGCATCCAAACCGGCTGAGGTCAGGAAGTAGAAGGCTTGAGCCAGATCCCTCGCCGAGATGGACAACTCTTTCGCTAGTGAACGGGCGGTGGCTTCCAAGCCCATCCTCGTCTTGAGGGGAACCTCTCCCATGATGGCAGTGGCTTCTGTCATCGCCTTGTTGAACCTGGCGAACTCGTTGATCGCCACCGCCGTCATGCCGATGACAGCAGAAGACACGACTCCCGCCATCCCTGTCACCGCCCGAGTCATCTGAGCTGCCGCCTCGCTGGTGGCCTGTTGCGAGGCTATCATCGCTCGGATGAAGGAGGACGGGTCGGCAGTGAGACGGACGTAGAGGTTACCGAGTGAGGTGCCTCCGATGAAACCACCTGGTGCTACGAAAAACGCCATAGGTCAGTTCTTTTCAGGTCGGAACCCCAAAGCGTAGAGCCATTTCGCCTTAGAGAGTTCCGGATTGGGTTTCGGAGGAGGCTCGGCAGGAATCAAGAAATCCTCGACCTTCACCTGTTTCGGTTGCGCCACCCACCCACGGCGACATTCCGCAGCGATCTGAGCCAGGTAGAAGTCGAGTTTGGTGGTTCGACTCTCTTCGAACTGGAGGTATTCAAGCCAGCCGAGGAATTCCGTGAAAGTGATCCTCTCACGCAACTCTCCGACTGGGATCCCTAGGTGAGAAGCGACCCGATACCAGGCCAGCTCCTCACCCTCTAGACGTTTTTTGGAGGGGAAGCGTTGAGCCGATTCAGGTCCTGGGCGATATCGAAAAGTGATTGGACCACTGAGGCGGGCCATTGCTGAATCTCCTCCACCGGGACGCGCTGGCCGTCTCGGTACAGACAGAATCCTAAGAGTTCGGACTGGAGCCCGACAACATCCTTCATCTGTGTCAGCCGACCATCTGGCCCGATCTCCATCCGCTTGGTGAGGCGGTCCAGGTAACGGTCTCGATCGGCAGCCGTCATCTCGCGGATGGTGTAGAGGACCTCTTTCCCGTCCTGCTCAATGGTAACTTCCTCTTGTTTGAAAGAGAGACTCAGTTTCATGGCTTAGCTCGACGGAGTGAAGACAGGCGCCGTCTCAACACCCGAATTGTTGACCAGCGTCGGGCGGATTGTGATTGTCGCCGTCGGCTGTTCCCCTTCCGTGAATCGTCCCGGCGTGAACTCGGCGAGGTACCCGAAGAACTGGAGAGTCGAGTTGTCCGGGAACGTGACGGTGATTTGCTGGTTGACATTCAGCTGAGACTGAATGCTGGAGAGTGCCTCGGTAGCGAAAGCCACCACCGCAGACACCTGTGTCAACGACTTCAGCTTCCGCGGAGCTGCCGTACGCCAAGTGGTGTTGCGCATCGTGGTGGTATCGATGGCATCACCACCCGACCAACCTGGAGGTGTAACCTCCTTCTCGTAGATTTTGACTGTAGGGATGTTCGCCAACGTGATTATCGTTGCGAACCCGTCATCCATTCGAACACTGCTAGGCATTGTTCATCCTCCTTTATCAGGTCTTTCGAAGCGTCAGCACCATGCTCAACCGGAACAAGTGCCTCCGGCTCCGGTCTTGTTCTTCAATCCCAAGTGCGATCACAGTGCTCGTCCTCGAAATGTTGGTTACAATGTACTGGTCAGACGAGGTTGGAGCAACCAGAACATTGCGAACTCCATCGAACGCCTTGGCGATCGCTTCAGCTTTGGCGAAAGTCTCAGAATAGAGTTGGCCTCTCACCAGGACGGTCACTCCGGGGTGCTCAATCTGCTCCCCACTGGACATGATCCTCCCATCTTGCCTCCCATCATCATCGTAGATGGCGATGACTTGATCCGGGCTATCCGGCATGAAGCTGATGTAGGCCGGCCAAGCTGGCCCGGTAAGCCCTAGATCTCCGAGGAGCTGATAGATGATTTCGGCAGGGGAACTCACGGTTTGTTCATCTCAGCAATGATGATCTGAATGATGTCCCGTCGCTTCTCATTCACTACGTTCTCCAAGAATCGCGCCTCTGCTCTCCCTTGAGGGTCCCAGTACCGGCCCTTGTGTGGGGGTGAAGGACGACGAGGCTGACCTTTCAGCTTCATCAGAACCTTCTCGTGCACCCAGAGGGCATAGGGAGCCGTATAGCCAACGACTACGTCAGTCCGATTCCCCGATTGGAAGGCTCGTGTGAAGGCGGATGCCTTGAGAACACCAAACTCCACCGGGACTCGCTTCTGGCTCTCGCGCTGAATGAACAGACCTGCCTTCTTCAAGGCCCGAGCCAGCTTCTGTTCATTCCCTTGGATCTGTTTTCCAAGGTTGAAAACGATCTCCTTGACCCCTTGAATTTGGTGAACGACAATCACAGGTAGGCAGTGTAGAGAGTTTCCGTTGCCTTCAGATTCGGCAGTTGAGTGAACTGACGAATCTCAAAGGTATCATTCAGCAGGAGCGGGTCGTTTGGGGTGGTCGAATCCAATTCCCCTAACCGTAGACGATCACCTACAGTCATCGGACGATCGACATAAACTACCGCCCGAGAGACCAGCCTCTCCCCCCTAGGAGAGAGAAATTCACGGGCATCCTCTTCCCACCGGCAGTCCACCTCTACCGGAGGAGCGAACGTCGGACGTCCATAGCGATCAGGTGGGAGTCTCTTCCACCAAACCGCCTTCTGCCTCCGCATCTTGGTGATAATGCCCATCGAGCATTGCCCAGAAGGTGTCGAAATCTATTCGAGGGAAGACGAACAGCCTTGAAGATCCATCAGTAACGTTAAAGATGTCCACCTTCCCTTTCAGTCCCTCCGCCACCGTCCTGAACCCTATCTGAAATCGGTCGAAGGATTCTTCCGGGATCGTGTTCGGGTTGAAGTCGTGCCAGTGTGAACGACCTCTCTGATTGGTGAGATCGAACCCCAATAGGAAGATTCGAGAAGCCCCCATCGTATAGGCGAGATTGATGGAAGCTGCCCCAGAATTGTGATTCCACCCCAACACCGGACCCTCTCCAATGCCGTTCAGCAGCCGGTCCATCTTGTACAGATTGGGGATCTTCCAATCGAACAGTGTCGGTGAATTCGTTACGAAAGTGACTGGAGAAGCAACTGCTTCGTCTCGAATCCGAATCCACCATCCGGCATCCCCAAAGAAATTGAGCTTGACGATCTCAGGTCCTAACCGGAAAGCATCGTTGATGCCAATGACATTCCGACCTTTGAGCCGCTCGAAAGGAAACCCCTTCAGAGAAGGTCCGCCTCCAATCAGGATGGCATCTTGGCCCTTCCAGATACCAGTCGGATCCCAGAAATTAACGGTTGACATCACCTCGATCCTCTTCTCGGCCTAACCAGAAAGCTCCCCGTTGCACTCTCCCAGCCTCGGAAAGGAGGCGCAACGTCCCCGTGGTATCCAAGACGATAGCCATCTGGCCATAGTGGGAGAGCGACAGATTGAGATCGACTTTCGACTGGTAGGTCACACCCACGGATCCGGCCTTCTCAGTCTCCGCCCGCGGGTCACGCATGGCGTAGAAGTGGGCCGCCAGCCACCTCTCAATCAGTTCCAACCGCTCCGGTGTTAGGTTCGACTTCGGATTTCGCTCGATCTCGTCTACCAACACCGAAGCGGACAGGATGAACGGGTCGAGGTTGATCCTGGGATCAACCTCAATAATCTCAGAAACCAGTGTAGGGTTGGTTCTGATCACGGTTTATCCCAGTCTTCCTCATTGAGAGGAATCACTGGTTTACGACCAGGTCTCTTGAGAGGCTTGGCTTCAGGAGCCGACTCCGACTTCGGTTCAGGTTCATTCTGAACCAGAACCGGTTCATTGGTCTTCTCAGCTTCGACTCCTCCCAGATCCTCGAACTTCTCTGGGAATACCTCTAGCAACCGAGCCGGCCCTTCAAAGACCTGACCCGCCGTCCATTCCTTCCCACTCTCGTCGTAGTGAGAGCCCACCTTGACTTTGAGTTTACGATTCATGGTTCGGTTCTGTTGGGAAGGAGGGTCCTACTGCCTGGCAGGACCCTCCCAAAAGACCGTACTGTTTACCTCACGATTAGACAGATCCGTGAACGATACCGGTGTTCCCGTTCGCGTCGGCGCGAAGCTGAGGCACTAGAATTGCCATCACCTTAAAGTGCACCTGCATCCCGCCCATCGTCTCCCACTGAACAGTGGTGATATCCATGCCGACCACCATCCGGACAACATCGGAAGTCATCTGGACCAGGAACAGATCCCAGGTATCACCCAGGAAGTCAGCCGTCCGAACGTCCTGAATCCCGTTGATCGCCTGAAGACGCTGGCGTAGGGTGTTGTCCCCCTTGTTGGGACTGTAGTCATCGTCCAGGTATTCATCCCACCTGGGTGAATTGTAGAGAACCCAAGGCCCGTAGTGGAATTTGTTAATGGACTTCTGGCGCATGGCCAGGACTTCCCTTACCAGCGTCGCCGGCGTCCAGCCCCCGGCCGTAGGGGCCGTGATGGTCTGGGTGATGCGATTGGGGAAGTTCTTGAACCCGTAGATGGTCCCGCCCCCGTAGGTGAACGAGCTGGCGGTGCCCAACACGAGTTTCTCCGCCTCCTCCGCCACCCGACGAGCAGCAAGCTCAGCCATAGTGGTGTCGATCGAAGCACCCAGGTTCCGAGAAGTGGCGATCTGCCGGGCCGAGAAGTAGAAGTCCTTGTGGATCACCGGCAACGGCAAGTTGACGATGTCGTACCTCGGACGATCCGCCTCTCCCAGCACCGCCGGATCCATGGAGATCCGAGCACCGGTGATATCG